GTAACAGCAGTCACTAAACCTTCAGTTACTTTAAGATCAGTATAAACAGTAGTTCTCATGATTTTATTCCTTTCAGAAAATATTTATTTTAAGTGGGGGCTTTAGCCTGCCCCCAGAGGCTCAAATAAAGGAAGGGTCTTTTATGCTCCGCACTTAAGGATTTTAATTCCTTCAAAATTAGTCACACCGCCACCACTTCTGGAAGCTGTGTAAAGTTTGATTCTGGATTTGTCTGTAACCATATCGCGGATAAATAAAGTTCCTGGTTTATCTCTGATATCATAAGACTGTTTCAGATCCCCTATTAGGATAGAAAGAGAGCTAGAAGCAACCACTGGCATATCATCCCAAAGTTTAATTGGAACGCCTAAGAACTTCATACCGGAAATTGCATCTTTGAGGTTGTCTAAGAATAGATAATCACCGAAACCGTTTTTCTTTAAAATCAAATGCTCAAAGAAGGTCCTGCGGTTCATAGCCATAATAGTATCTTTATTCATATACTGAGATTTCAGCTTACCCATTAGCTCAATAACTTCATCAGCAGTAAAACCAGCAGAAACAGCACCGGCTAATTGTTCAACTTTGCCATATTCATAGGTATTTTCAGTAGTCCAAGCACTATATGAAAGTAAACCTCTAGCACCTGCAACGCCTGCCCCAGTTACATAGTCGGTGTTCTGGTATCTTGCGATTCTGTCAAAAGCTTTTTTATTCAACCAAGCTTCACCGTTAAAGTAAGAATCTTCGGCCTGTTCGTGGGTGATTGTTGGCTCTGCATCGTATTTGTGAACATCAATAGTGACTTGCTTGATTTCAGGTGTATCAGTTCCGCTTGATGCGCTTCTTTCGTTTGTTCTGTCAGCTTCAGCTTCGTCCTGGTCAATATCTATTTGACATCTATTAGAGGAAGTGTTTAAAACGTTAGCAACTGAACGAACATCGGAAGTTTCAAAGAATCTTGCAACTTTCATACCCTCAATTTGAGGATTAACAGTATATCCACCGTCTGGGTTAGAATCGGTTGACATAAGGTTAAATTCTTTTCCTGCAGCACTTCCTAAGAAATCGTTTAGATTTTCGCCTGTGCGTCCGTTTATAATCATTGCTGTAATTGCATTTAATACTTTTTCTTTTTCCTGTTTCTGGTTCTGTTCGTTAGGAGAAGCAGCCTGGAAAGCTTGAATAATTTCAATATTGCGGTTTATTTCTGCTTGGTTCTTTTCAATTTCTTCAATTTTCTTGGAGTTTACTTCAAAATCAGCAAACCTTTTTTCAGTAGCTTGTTTATGCTCTGAAGTATTTACTTCGTTCTTTTTAAGTGCTTCTTCTGTAGCTGCTTGATGGTTTTTAATCAAGCTGTTTGTTTCTTGGATAAGTTCTAATAATTTAGGGTCCATTATTTTGCCTTTCTTAATTTAAAATTTAGGTTCTGTAACATTAACATTGCTTCTAATTCAAGGTTTTTGAAATCCTCCCGATTCTGCTCTGCATCATCCCGATTAAGAGCATTGAAACCTTTGCTTAGTATTTTCTTTGCTTCTGCATTTTTGAATCCTGCCTGCTTTAGTGCCTGCTCTGCTTTGCGAATAGTTAAATCTGAGTTCACTTCTGTTGGGTGTGTCAGTGGGTCCATTCCCCACTTAACAAAAGATATTTCATCTATACCGGATACCTCTAAAATGTTTCTTACATCGTTTTCAATCTCGTATTTGGTAACATAGAAGGAGAAAGAAAGTTCATCAATAGCCCCAGATTTGACATTTATATACATATCTTTTCCGGCTGTGCTGTTTGTGAAGCTTCCCTCAACAATCGCGCCGATCTCATCCTTATAAATCTTATTTACCACGCCCACCACTGGCCCCCAGTGCTCATCTATAAGCCTGGGCATTTTATCCCCAGCTTCAAACCTGGCAATTTCCTTGTCGAAGCAGTTAGGCATCATTTTGTCAGGTCTTAAATTAACTGTATTGAAGGTAGAAAAATAAGCTTTAAAGGAACCGGCAAAAAGTTTGTCGTTCTTTAATTCGTTCAGTTCAATATTTTCTAACTTACAGGTATTAAATTCTTTTTTCTGGTCCATTTTTACCCCCAAATAAAAAGGCGATACCCGCAGTTTGTGCAGATATCGCCTTGGTTTTTCCATTACGATTATATTATTTAATTAATTAAGTCTGTGTCGTTCTTCTTTTATTATATCAAATGCTTTGCTATTTCTGAAAATTATTTGTAAACTCCCATATTCTGGAACCTCAATATTAAGTTTCTTTAGAGCTTCAATTAATTCATTCATCTATTTTAAACCTTTTCACGCATCGGCAGTTTATCCAATTGCCGATACTGGCAGACATATCGCCCGGGTACATCATAGGCTCGGAACCGCCATCTGTAGGGACCATAAACGGTTCTTTTGTTGGAACTGCGACCCCTTCCATAGGCTGGTGGGTGTCTCTGACCTTCTCGTCTTTCATTGTTATCCAAACCTTAAGCAGTTCTAAAGGATAATTCTGCTCCACTATACTAGCAGAACTTGAAACGCCCTCCTGGTTAGAAGAGTGGCCCCAGGCGAAAGCGGAAATAACAGAACGCCAAATATTAGTCTCCTTAGCTTCTGCCATAGCTCCGGCGATAAGATCATCAATAAAAGAGTTCTTTTCTCTGGAGTTGGTTTCTAAAAGGACCGCGTTTTTTTCGATTATTTTGTTAATCAGATCCTTTGTTTTTTCGGCTACCTTCCGCGCTAAGAAATCAGCGTTATCAATTGCATATTGTCTGATTTTAAGCTGGAAATCTAATAGCACGCTTTTGGATTGATTCTTGTCGATCCATCCGCCCAAAACAAAAGTATTTAATAGCCCTCTGGCCCCCAGGTCTTGGCCCCGTATTAATCCATCATAGGCGATATTATAAACATTTTTTTCGTGGTCAGTGTAAAGAGAATTATTAATCTCACCGGCTTTTTTGTACTGGCTTAAAGCCTTTTCTGTGGTGGTGTCAAATTCTTTTCTTAACTTCTTTTTTATAGGGTTTGCAGTAAGGTTTAGAATCCTTGTTTGACGGGTACGCGCTTTTTTTGTGCTTTCGTTATACTTCATAAATCTGTGCAGCTAACTGTTGCGCTTCACGGACCGTTGAACCGGATCTTATTTCCTTCTCAATAAATGAATTTGCTTCAGCTCCAAAGCTGGGCTGTGATTGTTTGCCGTCGTATTCCTCGCCGTCTTCCCGTTCTTCAAAGTTTGTCATCTTCCGTTTCTCGTTTTTGGTTACAAATCCAACGGGGTTCAGATCATTCATCAATCTGGTCTTTCTGGCGATTAGTACAGGAGTATGGGAGAAATTAGCTCTCAGTTCCAAATCTGGACCATACATTGAAGTCAGATCCATATTCAGGAAATCAACCAGGTTCTGAGCTGCAGGAATTACCGCATCTGAATATAACTGGTCGTATGCAGAGCGCAAATTGTCATATTTGGCCTGGAGTGTATTTAATAATTCGATGGGAACATTAAAGGCGAGTCCTATTTCGTGGGCTGCAGATCGTTTCATTTCTGCAAATTCCCCGTCTTTGGCGTTTACGCTGACAGCTTGCCATTCCATCCCACCTTCAAGCAATAGCGGTTTTCCGTTATTCTTGGACCCGCTCATTTTGTCTTTTATATCAGCTTTCAATCTTTGTATTTGTTCTGGAGAAAGCTTCGTTTCTTTTGGCACTTTCAGAACACCTGAAGGGGTCGCACCGTTCAGCATAAGAGCATTGTTATACATACCTATTTCATTATGCAGGTCAATTGAATAGACCGCAGGTATCATTGGGCTTAAACCGTGAAAATAATCCCTAGGATTATATTCTTTTATATGGATTAGGTTTGATTTTCCCAGCATATTAACAGGGAATTTAATATGACCGTCATACTCAGAATTATAATCATATTGACGGTTTAGTTGGTTTGGTCCTGGATGGTTTGTAATAAAATCAGACCTTAGAGGGCTTAACATTATAGGTGGCTGTGAGTTATAAGGCCCGCCCCGATCTGACCCTTTTCTTTTTTCAATATAAGCGTTCCCATAGATCAGCAGATATGAAATTGAATCCCTGATAAAGGTAGTTTTTGTCATTTGCGGATAAGGTCTTTTAAGAAGGTCTAATAGTTTATGGTTATCTATTTGTTTTTCTGTTTTGCCGGTCCCTTGATATAAATCAAAATTCATTAGCGCAACATTTGAGGAGATCAGGGAAATACATTTATAGACTATAATATTTCTGATATACCCTTCAATAGCCAGCTGAGGATTAGAAAAATGGGTACCAGAATAACCACCAGCACCGATAAAATAAAATTTATCTTCTTTGGCAGCATTTTTTTCCTTATTGAATAAATTGAATATATTTTTAAATTTCAATAATATCCCCTGTTCTTTAATTCTACCATAAAAACAATAAAATACTACAATTCAGTTATTCCCACCGAATTATCGTTCTGAGAAAGCTCAGTTATTGCCCATACTGCAGCGTCAAATCTGCCAGGGCTTTCTTCTTTTGGGTCTCCTGTGTATGTGGTAAATTGTAATTCAAGCTCTGGAAAATAGCCTATATGATGGACCCTGCCTTCCTCGTAAAGACCTGCTATTGGTTCGGCCCTTCTTATTTTGCCCCTGGTGGCGTGTACTGGGGAGACTTTGACAGAATGATCGATGTTTTTTATAGCCATCTTAACCAGGTCCCCGCCGTTATTTACCTCTGGGATTATCGAATCAGCATTATGGTTTTTATACTCAGCTACCGCGAGCTTTGCCCAGGTTGCTGGTGTGTGATCCCCTGAGGAATCGTGAATAATATAATAATGCGGCGGCCATTGGCAATCCATCCCGGCAACTATTAGCCCGCATTCGTCCTGGTTGCCTGTGCTTGAATTGTTAGGGTCCAGACCAATGACAATTCGCTGAAAATCAGGCTTTTTGAATACCCTATAGCAATCTATCATTGTTGATTGCTTCCAAAGTGACCCTTCAGCATCTTCAAGCCAGTGACCCTTAAATCGGTTTAAATATTTTTGCAGGTTTTTCTTTTTGAGCTTTAAAGCAAGCTTCATAAATGATCTGGATAAATTTTCCACGTTATCCAGCCAGGAGGTGAAAACATATAGCGTATCCTCAACAACCCCGTTAAAATCGAAATTAACACCAGCCTCTTTAAAAAACCGCTGATAAATAAAATGCTTCTTATGGCTGGGGTTCATTACCATAATGACCCGGTTAATTTGGCCTTTAATCCTTATTGATTGGTCAATCGTATCAAAAGTATCTTCACATTCAAGCTCTTCAGCTTCGTCTATAATCCAGATGGTTAGACCCTCAATTGATTTTAAATTCGCTGTCTGGTTTCCAGAGCTGGTATTTATCCCCCTGAATAGTATTTTATTTCCAGTGGGCAGGTGAATGATTTCCTCTTTATTTATCTGAAAAAATTTAGTTAGTTTGAGTTTATCAATCTTTTCTTTAAACTCTGGAACTATTGAGATATGAGCACTTTTCATTGTCCAGCGAGTGAATAATATAACGTGCTTTTCTT